AACACTGGAACTGCTACTGAGAAATCCTCAATCTGTCTCGTGTACTCAGCTCCCATGTGGAACTTTATTTTCTCAATGTTCGGTGGCCACTCGGCCTTCACGTTTTGTAAATCTGCGTTGCTCATAGATATTGATGATTCCTATAACTACCCCCACTGCAACTACGCCCCACAACCAATCGACCAAGTTATACGGCTTTCTATGAGACATCGTAGCCAAGTAATTTAGCGAACTGGTCACCCATGTCAGCTTCTCGATTCACAATCACACTTTCAGTGGTGACCAGAATCTTCAGAACAGCCACGGCATTCAGAATCGCACACTTGTTAGTCCAAAACGGGTCCCTGACTTGATCTTCATTCACTTCGAGGTCACCACCAGCATTCATCTGCACTCGCTTGCTCACTGCCATCAACATTCCCGGAAGGTAGTCAGCTTTTCCAGTTTCAGTCAGTAAGTCAGCCACTCGCTTGAGTGCTACTCCACCACCAGCAACCGTTCCACCTTCGTACACTGATTTACATGAGTTCACGGCATCCTCCACTTTCTTTTTCAAGTAGTATCGGTCCACCGCAGTCTTCGCATCAACGTACAGAGTCGCCACTCCTCCACCAAGGCCAGCTGCCCTGCGGGTAAGCTCTTCGCGGTACTCAGGATTCTGTTCATCTTCAGCTAGTTTCTTGAGGTCAGTGATTCTCGCTTCAACTCTACTCACGAATTGGTCAGAGTCAGGGGACAGCGCCATTGTAGTAGTGAGTCCTTCACCACCAATGAAAGATGTCTGCTTCGGTCCAGCGATAATCTTCTTCGCACGTCCAGCATCCTTGTACCCATATTCTGACATCTTCTTTCCGTCGCGTGGGTGAGTATCGAAGTACGTCGCGTTGGTGTACTCAGCAATATCTTGGAACTCTTCATCCTTCAATGCACCAGCATCAAGCAGCAAGATAGGAATTCCAATTTGCTTAGTGACACTCACGATCTGACTGGTGAATGGAATTGAGAATTGCTTCCCTACAATCACAATCGGCTGTGGCGCTTCCTTATTTTCCTTCTTGAAGGCCATCATCGTGTTCATGAAGTTGGAAAGGTCGGAATATGTCTCAAAAACATGGTTCGCTACCATCACAATCACATTCTCGTGCATCGCTTCCTTCCGATTCGGATTGGTGAACATGCTTGGTGACTGAACTTTCAGTGGCATCTCGATTCCCGGAGTCACTTCCGCTTTCACTTTCTCATCGAACCCTTCCATCAGGTTAGTATTTGAGTTCGCCCCAACCTCAAACACAGTTTCAGCAATCAAGTCAGCACACTCATGGTTTTCCATCGCTGTTCTTGAGACAAGCTTGAGTGCTTCGAGCATATTCTCGTCACCCACTGGAATGACCGCTTCCTTTTCAAGTAGTTGGACTGCAATTTTCGCTTCTTCTTCAAGTTGAGACTTGATTTGCATCACAGTCTTCGCTCCGGGAATCGGAGTGTCGATAGGGCTAACATCTTTGAGTGCAAGTGGTACACCGCTGCACAGCATGAGTGTGGCAGTGGTAGTTCCGTCACCCGCATCTTTGTCCTGACGACGTGCGCATTCTTCAAAAGCGTCCGCGATGCCGTCATGCCGTTCATCAGGGAAACGAATTTCTCTCAAAATACTCACACCATCATTAGTGATCCCTTCACTGGTCATTGAGTTGCGACCACCCGGCCCAACTGTAGCACCAACATACTTCTCAATTGTCATAGCAACATGTTCTATTGCTACTCGTGTCTGAATTGGAAATCCTTCATGCGGTTGGTCGTGTTTTGCAGAGCCGTCTGCGAATAGTTTTTTTATCATAATTACATTTTGGTATAACCCTCTTCAAAAGCTTTCGTTGGTGACCACGAGTGATACCCATCCTCGTACACAACGTAATACCCGGCATCATCATAATTTTCACCGATGGCTTTTTTGAATCGCTCAGATACACTTTTCGCTAATATGATAGTGACGAAGGGATCTTCAACAGCGAGTGTTGCAATTCCTTCTTCATCAAATTCAATTGCACCAATCTTGAGTGCAAAAACCTCTTTGTGACATTTGTACTTGGGCAGTGGGGCGGTGGCCCCTGAACGAGTTTCCATAATGAAAAAATTATTATTTATTTAATAGCAAAAGTATAGCACAGGGACATAGCAAATGCTATGAAAGTTTTTCACACCCTCAGAAATTATGTTACAAATTTTCGTTCTTTTTTTCTGCTATGCGTTTGCTTAACAGATTTTTTCTTCATTGCAGTCTGAAAATTGCGTGTACGTTGCTGCTCAGGAGTGAGGGGGGTGACCAACCGGGGCATCGACTCTACTCCATACCGGATCGCATCCATCGAGTGACTGAACAAATGCTCAGGCTTGTTGAGGATGCGTCCATCCTTGTCAGTCTCCCACAGGTAGTTCCTATATTCCTTGATTACATCAACACTCCGCTTGGTCATGCTGATGCGCTGGTCTTGGACCAGCTGTATGCCATTCACCACACTGTCCTTACCCTTGGTGCATGGCTGTATGTTCACACCATACGCACCTATCTCATCAATACTCTTGGGTTCAGCACTGTCGGCTATCACCATCGCATTGCTCTCTTGGTTGAGTATGATGTCTGCTATCTGCTTGTTGCTCAAGCCCTTCATGTGTGTGATTTGGTCCAAGAGAATACCATCGTTGTATCGGTATATTGCCACTATGCTAGTGGGGTCATTGCTGTACCCGAAGTCAAGACCGAACCTTTCTAGCTTGGCTTCATGCGGGACACTATCCACGATAGCCCAATCGCGATATATCTTCCCGTCCACCTCTCCGAGTTGGCCCATACCGAACACTTGCCACCATCCCTTGCGCCCTTTGCGCTGCTCGATGGAAGCAACGATGCTTGGCTCTAGTGCTTCGTTATCTAAATAGGTGAGGATGATGTGGTCCACATCATCACGTCCACCCTCAAGGACTCGTTTCCCCTCCTCGTCCTTGCCCCATATTGGCATCACTTCAGTATAGAACCAGAACTCCACGCTGGGGTTCCAGTCCAAGTAAATTTCTTCTCGTGTACGCACCTCAAGCTGTTCGAATGTTTCGAAGGCAATGTTATTGGCTTCGTTGATGAACAGTCTATCTCGTCGCGGTCCACGAACCTTGAGTGGTTGGTCCGCACCATAGAATTCCATGATGCTCTTGGTCTTGAATGTATAAATGTTATCGGTCCTGTTCCAGCGGTTCTCCTCGAAGTAGTCGTGACCCTCCATGATATTGAGGAAGTCTCGCATTGCTCCCTTCTTCAAGTGCGGGAGGGATTCAGAAACAACCGAAGTAATCTTCGGCTCTTCATCGCTCTGCGATTTGTCTATGAGGACTTGAAGAATGGAGATAGTCTTTGATGCTGACGTTCCACCTTGGAGCGCTTTGATGCGTTTCCTAAGACCCGCTACTTTCTTCGTCGCTGTCGTGATTGAGAATAACATCTTCTTTATCTAAATTATGTAGCAAGGGCTTTTCCTTGCGGTGAGTAACATCGTGAACTGACTTGTCCCTCATGTCAGTCACGTTCTTCGCAACAAACACGAATGCGCTTGATGGACTCGCTCCGCTCATTCCATTGTTCACCATGAACTCTTTTTGAAACTGCTTAGCTTGTGCATACACCTCGCGAAACTTCTGTAAAGCTAGAGCCATCTTCACATCTTCGCTGTTTACACCCTTACTACTCTTCAATTTTTCAAGGTAGTCATCTTCACTCATTGAAGTTGCCCATCTATTCACTGTCGCATAATCAACGTCAATATGCTTCGCAAATTGAAGTAAGGTGGGAAACATTGCTGCAACTTCCTTATATGTTTCACTATCACGCTTAATTGTGCCGTCTTTATAATACTCTTTTACAAAACCAGTACCAGACTTTTTGGTAAGTGGTGCATCCTCAAAGAAACGAATCATGTCTTTAACATAACGTGCTTTGAACTTCGTTGGTCGTCCTGTTTTCTTTGTGTAGTAGTAATCAGACATAGGTAAATAGTACCACAGCTTGTACTTGTGTAAGTAATACTGTACTATATGTTTATAGTTATAAGTAACAAACTATAGTTATGAATAAAACAACAATCATTGTAACCAAGCACTTACGTGACCTAATTAAAATGCAAGCATTAATCAATCATATGACAATGCAAAGGTATATTCACCAACTCGTTGAAAAAGATACTGGTATAGATAAAATCTCATCATAGGTGTTGTAGCCAAGATATGGCTCAACCAAGGGGTGGTTGAGCGTTTTCGGCTCATTACCACACCTCAGTGTATTTTACAATTACCTATACAAAATACTTCTATATATATACTTTAGTACCTTTGTATAGATTTTCTATATCTAATTAGAACTATAGAGGTACAGTAGCACCTATTTCTGTAATAGGTAGGCTCATAGCCATATAATTAGAATCGAATTACCTCACATGATACCCCCTACAAAGGTTGTACAGTAGTAATTACTGTGATACCATATATAACATGATAAAAAACCTAAGAATTTCAGTCACATTTCAATGCATTTGTGACAAGTGTCAAAAAAAATGGATTAACAGCTCACCAAAAGTATGCCCACAATGTAAAAGCTCAAATTGGAACAGTGACTCAACAGAGTCACCAATTATAGACTGGTACAACAACCTTACTCATAATCAGAAAAACCAAGGTGTAACAGTATTTCAAGCCATAGCCGACAACTCTTTACCCACTGCTAAATCATCAGAAATGGAAGTAGCAAACATATTTTCAAAACACCTCAATTTAAAAAAGAAACAAACTATGACAAACGGAACGCGTTCATCAAAATGGTTTTAAATCTATCCCAAAGGGATAGATTCACTTTACGCTCAATCTCCCAAGATTTAGCTACACCAAATCTAAAATCCTCGTGCAATGTTTTAATAAATGGTTCGTATTGGTCGAGTACCACATAACTACCATCATCATTCACCCGCACCACTAGACACCAGTGGTTCTGGTTCACTCCCTTCGGACTAACATACACGCTACCTCGTTTAGAGGTAGTGTGAAGAGGGTCTTCAGACCCTCTACTGTCTCCTTCGGAGACAGCATGTTCAGCCCAAGCATACACACTCACTCCCACTGGTGAGTGTTTCAATGCTTCTGCAATCAGTTGCTTCTGCACATCAGTCGGTACACCATTCTGAAACACCCACTCGTGTCCCATTTTATAAGAGTCCAAGTATCGTAGGGCTTCGCCCTTCAATCTATCTGTCACGCCAGTATAGAATTTGTTCCAAGTGTTTATTTCAGGCGTGACGGGAAGGTGTGCTTCACTCAGCAATCCTTTCTTACGAATCGTTTCGCACACCTTCTGTGGCGTATTACCATTGGCAGTTGTGCCAGACAGAGTAGCTATGAAACGGTCAGAGTTTCTGCGAAGGGCTGCATTCGCAGCTAATTGTCCTCCGGCTCTATTTAACGGTTCTCCTGACGACCCTGCGGGATCGCCAGCAGAACCTATTTTTTTTTCAGTAAGGAGGGAAGCAGATATAGTGCGTTGGTGGTGCAACATTTCAAGCGCGTGGAGCGTCCCAAACGTAACGCACGCCATAGTTTCAAAATATGGGCTTTGCAATTCTTGCCAGTCATACGCCAGCTGTGACCAATCTCCCGAAGGCATGAGCACTGCTCTGTCCATGCTACCACCAAGCGAACGACTAGAACCACGCATATACTCATCATTCAAAATAGGGGCATCAAGAAATCCACCATTGACTTTAGTAACTACTGTGTTTTTATTTATATTCATATCCTTATTGTTAGCCACATATTAACGCCTGTGTATAACTTGCTGTGCAAGTGCTTGCTATTTGCTGTGCATTTGCTATACTATTGTTAGTTCAGAAGAGAGAGCCACACGGCACACTCTACCAGTACATTGAAAATTAAAGAGTTATGAGTACCCCGCTCAAACGCCCTTACATTTACGTCGGCAGTATTGCACTTGTAAGCAAGCGAGGGAGAAAATAGCAACACTGATACATATAGTTTACCACTTCAGGCATGATACAAGTTATCCCCCCAAAGTAAGCGCAACGGGAACGGCAACCAAAAGAACGCCAGAACCAAAATTATTACTATCATGGGAGTCCCGTGTCAAAAATAAATTTTTCGCTTCGCGAATCCCATCAACTCATTAACCTAATTAAAACTATATCTATCATGACTAGCACAATTAAATATCGAATCGCAAAGCCAAAGAACTATACCAACGCAGCCAACGAAGAGAAGACCTTCTGGGACAACGTTGGAACAATCACCGTCTTCATGAATGAAGACGGAACGAAGAAAAATACAATGGTCGAAATACCAGCCATCGGCTTGGAAGCGCAAGCATTTTTAGTAAAAGAGAAGGATGACCAT